CTGTCTAATCCTTTATAGTAATCAGTCTCAATAAAGTTACCTAGCTGATTCTCTACTAATCTACCCATAAATCTTTTTATGTATGCATCTGCTGTCTTGTCACCAGAAGGTGTTACTATATTAAAAGTCTCAAACCCATTCTTAGTTATTTCTTTTTCTACAGCAGTTTGTCTTTCTCTAAACTGTGGACCTAGCAGTGCCTTTACTAATGGGCTTTGCCTATACATAGGTGCATCTCTAGTAGGACTCTCTGCTACTGGATCATCATCAGATCTAAGAGGATTGTACTTGGCTATGGGCATCTGTCTTAACAGTGTCCTACGAGTAGCATCTAATCCTCTCTCTATCGCACCCTCTCCTGTAACCTGTCTAGGATCACGTATAAGTGCTTGTTCCTTGTCGAACTGTGCTAGTGTGTCTGTTACTAGTTTAGCAGGTGTTAGGTACATACTTCCCATCTCACCTACATACTGACCTACTATCTCAGATATTTTTTCAGCTTTAATATCTTTGAGATTACCTTCTTGATTAAGTAAGTCAAAGAATGTATCTACAACATAAGCAGATGCACCTGTACGTAACTGTGCTCCTGTTAAACCACTTATGATTTCTTTGGAACTAATCTTATCTGTCTCTCCTCTAGCTATCTTAACTATTAGATCAGCTACTAAAAGATACGGTGCAGCAGGAAAGAATGGTCTAGTGTCAGTTGTACTACCATCACCCTTCTCTGAGTTCTTCATTAGATACCAATCAATGTCCTGATTCTCTGCTCTATATTTTATAGCTGCACCTAATGCAGCGGAACCCACAATAGACTTAGCTAAGTTCTGTCTACCTTTTAACATCATAGCATCTGACATGGCATTAGATATATCGTCTGTTGCTTTAGATTTTCTTATTGCACCCATAGTCATTTGCATGAGTGCGTTAGGCATGTTTAGTGGGCTATATGTAAACTGCATCTGCATAGCATTTACCATAAATCTAGCGTATGGATGTGTACCTGTACCTACGACAGGCACAAACGGTAAGTTCTCTGT